ATGGTGATGTGCAGTCCCGCCCCAAGTAGGGGCAGAGCTTCACGCAGCTCCCTAGGTACTTTAAAGAGTACCTCCTTCTGCTTCAAAGCAGTAGGCCGCAGACACCCTTAATAAGGGGTGACTGTTCTATGACGCAGACGGAGAGAAAACCTCTCCGGCTCTAAGTCGAGGTGGTGTGCGTCTTCCGGGGTGTCGAGCGTTAGCTGACACTTAAGAAGCGCGTCATATCCGTCGAGGCGTGAAGCCTTCTTGCGGACCTGACCAACCGGAGCTTTAACAGTCCAATCAAAGTTGGCTTGTCGCCATCTTTGCGGTCTGAAGGCCCCAGTATAGTGATGCCACCCAAGAGCTTGTGAGTTGGGCCCTACGAGAGGTAACTTGTGGATAGAATCCACATGCTCTCGTATTTTCTCGGCGACACTCCATAATCCACTTGTGTGGAATTGGTTTGCCATCGAAACCCAGCTTACAAACTGTTTTGCGTCTCGTAACGAACAAGGCGCAAGTTCGCGGCAATAAACAGGGGTTACTTTACTACCTCTGTATCCGTCGAACCCACACGACTCTCGAAATAATCCCTTCCAAAAGGATTTATTTCGATTTACCTTGAGACCGTAGGCCTCAAGATAGTCCATTACGATCTCAACGCTCGCTGAGGGGACGATAATATCGTCTCCAAAGACAAACACCTGTTTCATCGCGGTCTTAGCGATGGTATGGGAGTTCACTCGCTTTCCCCATTTTGAGGCACTATCGCTTAAATAACGATAGACTGCCGCTACGCTTATCGCGTAGAAGCAGTAAGTCTCTAATGGAAAGGTGAGCGCAGAGCCCATTGAGGCATACTTATACAAATGTATAAGTAACTTACCTACTCTAGCCCTAGAAGTACGACAAGCAAAAATCTGCTTGCGTATTACAGGGTTCCGAGCAAATATGAATCTGACAAGTTTTGAAGAAAGCCTGTCAGACGCCTCACTAAGATCCAATGTAGCATTTAGCCCGTCCTTTGAAGCCTGTTTAGCCAGCAGTTGGTTAACTGACTGATCATTCAGGTTAAATTGGACGGAAAGTCCACATTGGTTAAAGGCCTCGGATAGTCGGCGCGAAACTAGCTGCTGTGCATATTGCATTGCAGTTGGCTCAACGCTAATAATCCTTGGTCCCTTAGCAGTCTTCGGAACGGAAATTACCTTAACAGGTAACTCGTCCCGAGGGCTGATCCCGGTACCTTCGGCTTGGTGTATAGTTGAAAAACCGTACAATTCTTCCCAAGAGAAGATACCATTCCATCTACGTAGCCAGGTACGATCCTTATATTTGGCGTTGGACCATAGCTTATCAGCTGTGGCGCCTGGGCCATGTTTCGGGAGTGCCTGTCGCGAAGCATCGACGAAAGCCGCGTCTAGCCCATATGAAATATGGGACAGAACGTGGTCTAAGTCGTACATTCGCGTTCCACGTGGTAGACGTTGACTTCGCAGTGCGAGGTCCGTCTGCACATATCCCTCAGTGGCCTTCATCGTCCTTTCGGGCGAACAAGGGACCCTGAGTTTCTTATGCAGTAGACAAACCTGCCGTATGAAGAACACGGCATTTACGTCGACTTCGTCAAGAAGACGACCGTCACTGCGATCAAAGACTAAGGACGTCAATCCATGCAAGAAGCATGGTAAGACAGATCCAGAGCCAGCCCTTTTACGGAACTGGCAACGGATCGAAGGTCCAGCCCACCCTGACTCCATGGAACTTTCGAACCATGAGGCGAAGAGTGGAAGGGTAATGGTCAAAAAGGCCATTCCCTCGTCTTTGAAGCGAGACTGGATTGTAAGCCAATCTCGCTTGGTGTTAGCACGAAGTGCTTCTGATGCTTCGTTGAGAAGCGTCTGAAGGATTACTAGGCTTTTCATCGTGACCTCCTTAAGGGGTTGCGATTCCGAGTCTAGAAGCTATGTCGAAGATTGGGTGAGGCTAGGGAGTAGAGAACCCCCTAGCTAGAACTTTAGGACCCAGGTTCAACCGGCTTATCAACCGGCTGTTCTTGAGTCTTAGGGCTCCCCCCAATAGAGCATACATTCTCCTTGCACTCGATGAAGCTGCTGCAAGCAGACAGCAACAGAGCGAGAGCATAGAGGAGAATGCATCCGAGAAGTCCCGGCCAAAGAGGTCGTGTGTTTAAAGCACGACCCCATACACTGGCAAGGCGCTCAAGATTCGAGCGCAAGAAGCTTGTCAGCATTGGCAGTCACCCCGGAAAAGCCACAGACGGCGAACAGGATATCCTTCAGCTGGGCATTAGTAAACCCAGCAAGGGGCCTGTTCAACACGACGTAGGCTGAAGCCGAGACGGTTGATTGAAGACCGGTGGCGGGATCCGTGTACGGAGTATAGAAGTCATAACGGACCTCAGAACGCAGCCGAGATCCCCTTTGATGGGTGATCTTCAGCACGTAGAGGCCGTCAGACGTCTGATACTCCGCCGCGTACCCGTCAGAGCGAATCCTCGCACAAGACTTCGCGGTACCACCCGACGGCGTCAGAACGACGGCGTTGGTCATAGTGGTAGGATCTGCGAACATAGTTCATTTCCTTTTCTTGTTTTTGGCCTTCGCTAGTTTCCTAACGGAGACGAGTTAGACCGAGAGCAACGAGGATGGACCACTGATATGCAGATAAACTGCCGAACGTGATCCCAAATCCGAAAGGATTTGCCTCTTCACGTCTTTGCCACTCTATGCCCGATTTTGTCGAAGCATGGAGTGATATTTTGGGTGTAGAACCGACCACACTGTACTTCCCAGACCATAAGACTGCATCGCCAGAGGCGTAGTAGTCATAGCTCTCATGAGCCATGACGTACGCATAGCGGGCAACCATATGAAACTGGGAGTGATCAGAAATGTTCTGAACTACATCGCCTACATTTGTAAACCAGTCAAGGAGCCAAGTCCAAGGAGTTGATCTATAGATCAAATCCAGCGACAAGGATAAGCCTAACAGCTTAACTTTGAGGGCCCAAAGGCCCCAGGAGTCATCCTTAGGGTTATGCAATTCGGGAATCCAGTACGTGTAGCTGGCTGAATACCAGATATTACGCCTGTAGTTCTCGCGCACTAACCTTTGCTGGCTGCCTACGGCAATGTTAAAGGCTGTCAAAGAGCCGCCCGAACTCAAGGTTGTAGAAGCTGTTGAATTTTCAACAATTCTACTAGTTGAGACGGACTGCAAGACAGCCCGACGACGAATAGGTTTACCGTTATCTCGCTTCAGCTGGGCGAGCCTCTTTTGCAGACGCTGTTTGGCGTTAAAAGCCGCACAGAGATCAGCAAGAAAAG